AAGACCAGCAATTAATGTGTTAACTGAACTTGTTGTGAATTTGAGAGTCTTTGTACCAGTTTCCCATCTTGGATTTGATGACAGATTAGGATCTGGAACAAGGAAACAACCTTTGAGTTTTCCAATAGAATCACTAATGAGTCTTAAGTTAGAAACAGTCGCCTGAGCTCCACTGGTTTGACCTCTCAATAACATACCATTTCTAGCTTGACCTCTGAATTGGCCTTGAGCTTCAGACGACAAACTAAATGTATCAACATTCAACAGGGTTGATGAAGTTGAATAGTTTGCTGGAATGGTTGCATTATTTACATATGGATTAACGCCATAGTTGTTTGTTGGGCTATTAAATGGCCCTTCTTTATGATTAGGAGTACATAATCTGAATACAAAAGATGGAGGTGAACCATTTCTCAATTCTGTTGGAGTATAACCAAATACAGTTTCACCAACTTGGAATGTTCTAGAAGTCATTGTAACTTCCAGAAGTTTTGGTGTAATGTATTGAGTTACATTGATACCATCAAAGAATCCATAGAAGAGAGTAAGTGGTTTTAATTTAGAGATACTAAACTCAATGTTTCTAGATCTCATAAATGGGATAATATCCCTACTTACGATTCTATCTCCTAAAGTATCTCTTGTTTCAGTTGGAGTGATCTGCCACTGAATACCATCTCTAGATTGACCTGTAGAAATTTCGATGTCTTGCATCGTTCTTTCTAAGGTGAATGTGTCTCTAGTCGTGGTTGTGGTTGTTCTGGTCGCTAAGTTGGTAAGATTATTTTGTGCAGTAATGGTTACGTTACTTCTTCCAGAAGCAGAACGATCATTAAAGTTTGATGTACCAACAGTAGAAGTATTGGATGAGAAGTCTACAGCAGTTACGTTAGTTCTTGCTGCACCTTGAGATACACTACTTTCAATTCTTGTGTTTGCAACTCTTTCAGAAGTCCAGTTTGTTTCCCAAGCACCCCAATTAACTTCACTGAATCCAGTCTGAACATTTACTCCAAGAATTGCAACCGAAGCATCGTATGCAGCAGTTTGTCTTACTGTATTTGCATTGACTCTTCTAGTGTCAATCCAAGTATCTGAGTTTGGAGTCAGATCAATTTCTCCAGCATAGAAGGTAACCAGGAATGGAGTTACGTTTTCAACTCTAGAGGCAAATGGTTGTGCAAAATATCTACGCTCATTGTAATTGAGAGTAATCAGTCTACCAGTCTTTCTAATATTTTGACCATCGATATCATTAATGAAGTTAAGGTCAACGTTTGAGTTTGATGTTGTTCCTACACCAACTAATGCCTGAGACCCTGGAATAAGGTCAATTGCAGTTGTGTAGTGGCCAGGTCTTAAGATACCATCCTTGGTATCAATACTAGCTGAGAAATCAATGTGGGCGATATGGTGAGCGTCGTGTGATTTAAAGTTATCAACAAAGAATCCAGACTTGAATCTGTTTAATCCGTTTGCATCTACAATTTGCAGGTTACTGGTTTCAGTTTCAAGAAGAGAAAGTTGAGTATAATATTCAATGTTTTCAATTCTTCTTTCGAGACCAGCAATGTCTGCCATTGTGAATCTCTTGTGTGGGCTTCTTTGTACAATAACGTCTTTAACGTTATACACATAAGGAGGTACAAGAATCTTAGCAATTTCAATGGCATCATCAACAGTTTCTGGTTCTGTTGGATCATCAGATGGCACCCCAACAACATAGGTAAATTTACCATCTTTATCTAAGAACAATCTGTCTCTTCTTGGTTGATAATAGTTGTATGAAACAATCAATGTTTCATCTGGAACTAATGGATCATTTACATTTGTACCAGACGATGCAAAAGATCTAGAAGAGAAATCAAAAGGTGATCTTGTAGAAGAAGTACCATACTCACTTACTCTTGGTCTGATGTCAATTAAATCACTAGTGATTACGTTATAGTATGGATTTACTGGAATTAATTGTCTGTTTAAATCTGATGGATAACTTGAAGCATTGTAGAAATCACCATCATCACTTGATTCTACATACAGGTTTTTAAATACAACCTTTAATCTTGTTCTAGATTCTGGTGCATTCTTATCTCTTTCAATGTATGAATAATCATAATAATTTGATTTGTCATTCGTAAAGATGAAGTATTGGTTTGTGATATTCTTGTCACCGTTTGTTGTAGCTGCAACAAGAGCAGTTACACCAGACTTTGAAGATCTAACTCTTTCGGAAACGTTAAATCTGTTTTCATTCAAGAACACAATACCGATTGTTGATGCGCTTGGTTTTTCAACAACTACGGCAACTGCATTACTCTCAAGACCTGTAACAGTTTCTCCAATAATCAGATCTGAGTTGTTACCACTTGGCCCAGAGAAAGCTCCAAGAGTCAATGATGGCAGATCAGGATCTGTTGCATCATTAGATTCAAATACGGCTAAAAGTTCTATAGCTTCTGGTACATTCAGTGAGATCTTTCTATCTTGAACTCTGGTTCCATAAACTCTACTGTAAGTTAAACCATCATTCAGAGTGTTTGTTCCAATACCAGATGACTCATACTTAGAACGAGAAATAATAATCGTGTTCGCATCATTGGACTTTTTAAGTTTGTTCTTTACTTTTGCCTTTTGAACAGTTGCAAATAAATTCGCTTTTCCACTGGATTTCGATAATCCAACAAATGTAACTGTTTTATTATCTGCAGCAAGAGTCATCTGACTCGACTTCAACGGTTCAATAGTTCCATCATCATATGAAATGAAGTATCTTTCTTCATCAAATGGTTGGAAGAAAAGATTGGATCCAGCGTTAGGTGAAGTAAACGAATTATTGGTTACTGTAATGTCTGAATACTGTTTTCTAAGTTGAATTGTAGTTGAAGTTACATCAAGACTTTCAATGTTTCTTTTCAGAACAGGAGTCGTAAGACTGTTCTCAGTAATATTAAAAAGAGTATCTCTACGAACTAAGTCTGTAATTGTGGTTGCTGATGTTGGAACACCACCATTGCAAACGTTAGGTACAGTGGTTACACCAACAATATTAATGATTGTACCAGTTGTTGAAACACCGGTAACACGGTTATATGTTGGTACAGTTTGTCCAGCTCTACTGTAACTGATAATATTTCCAGTGCTAACAATACCAATGAAGTTAGAACCAGAAGCTGAAATAACACCAGTGTTTCCTCCAGTGTTAACCAGTTGGAAGTTTCCTGAAATGGAATTAGATAATCTTACAACATCATTTAATACAAGATCAGCTTCAAATGTGGAAACCCCGACAGAACTTGTCATCGATTTCACATCATCAATATTAAATTGTTGTACTTTGGTAATCGTTCTGCCGTTATTGATTCCATTGATGATGATATTCTCATCTCTGAAGAATTGACCCAAAACATCAGTCAATGTCAGTTGAGTTACGTTTGAACCACCAGTCTTAACAAAACCAGTAGCACCACTTCTAGCTCCTTCAATGTGATCTGAAACGGTAATAGATGTTATCGCTGTACCAACAGAAATTTTGGTAAACAACTTAACATCAAACAACCGAGCTTCATAAAGTGTGGCTTCGTTCAGATAACTTGCAGATTGTGCTTTGAAATCATAAAGTCTACCGATACCAATTTCTTCTCCGCCTGGGGCTGTACCAATAGTCGTTAAACCGGCTCGTCTTGTACTGACTAATGATACTGTTGCTGTAGTTCCAATTCCAAGAGAAGGAGATCCATATACGTTATTAACAAATAATGGATTACCAGTTACGTATGGAACGGATTCCTGAGGAATATTTTTAGTATCTCTTGCTTTTGTTGCATCAATAAAAGTAGAAGCAATCTTTTCAATATCATAACCCTTAATGTAAGCCTTTCCTGGGCTTACCTGAATAGCCATCAGATCATCTGATGGAACGTTGCCGTCTGACGTAGTTTGTTCTGAAGTATAAACTCCTCTGTTACCAATTTTATTATCTAATGATTCTTTAACAAATATTTCAAATGGTTTTACATAATAGTCTCCAGATTCATCATATGTTCTCTTTGCAAGAGCATCACGAATTAGATTATATTGTGTTTCTTGAACAAATGATATAAGAATACCGTTTTCAACACGAGCAATTTCTACAAAGTTTTGATCTGCTAAATCGGTAATACTCTTTTTAGCTAATGTTAAAGAGATTCTAAATCTATCTGCACCAGGAGCTGCAAAGTTGGTAAATCCAGACGCATTGTCGTTTAAACTTGAATCTTCATTCGCAGTTACTAAATCTTCTAAAACCTGAAATCCAATTCTGTATGTTGGGAATTGGCTATACTGATCCAAAATGAGAGTTTCATTTTGAACCTGAACAAAATTACCTCTTACAAAATAAACACCCTCACCAATGGACATTGCAGATCCAATTGATGTTGCGTTTGTTGCAATAGTATTTGCAAAAGGTTGATTTGCAGCAATAACGCTCAATCCATAAACAACGTCTACACTTGTAAGTAAACTTTCCCCATCTAAAAATGTTTCTTGAACAAAATCAGTTGATCCTGATCTTTCATAGTTCAAGTATAATGTGATATTTCCTCTTTCAGATTCTTCTGCCGAAATAATCTTAATAACAGTTGCAGTTACACCAGATCTTTGACCCGTGATTTTAGTACCTTCAAGTTCATCAATATACAGAGAAATTGGTACTGATAAAAAGGTTGGTTCAAGTTCAACACACTTGAATGTACTATTATATGTTAAGTTTCCAGGAATTACCTTTGAACCCTCTTTGAAAAAGTGAGTTCCAAACTGTTCAATCTGGTTTTGTAAAATAGATTGAAGAGTTGTGAGTTCTCTGGCCTGAACAGGAATGCCAGGTTTGAATAAAACTCTTTGATAGTTTTTATTCTTATCAAAATCGTCAAAATATGGGCTGACGTTGAGGTTAGTTTCCTGTGGCATAGTTGATTAGAACTCCAGTACGATCTTGATATCTTCTTTTTGTTGTGAACTACGAGTCACAGATGCCCTGTTGTCAACATAAATGATTTCACCACTATATTTTTCAACCTCAGGATTTGCGACACCTTGTACAAAGCTCATTCCTAAGTTATATGTTCTATTATTTATTGCGGTTGAGAGACCAGGAGAAACTGATGTACCAAAGTCAGTATCAATGTTTAAGTTATTTGAACCACCAAAAATAGTAGTTCCTGCACCAACGGTTGGAGAAGCTGTAAATTTAAACAGTTTGTATCCAAAGTCTGGGCTGGTATCTGCAGTTCCGTCAGTATTAAATCCAGCAAGTCTCTTGTCTTGCCAATATTTCAAAACACCTGTGGTAGAATCCCAGTTAACCACTCTTCCAACAGCGGTTGATCCAATACCAATTTTTTGTGTAACGAAATTATCTGCGGCAAATGATGTGTTGGTTGATCCAGCACCAGTTAATTTGAGTGCATAAACTGCACTAGCTCTAGATAATGTTAATTTATTACTGGATCCATGTGCATATGGATCTTTAACGATTCCGATTCTTGCAAACTGGTTACCAGTGATGAAATCTGGATTAGTTACATCATTCTCAAGTCTAGAATAAATTAAGACTCTGTAAGCACCAAGTTCTCTATAAATGTCTGCTCCGTGACCTCCTTGTGGAGGAATAATTACATTAAAAGCTGCATCGGTTGACCCTGATGGATTGGTCAGTCCAACATCCGACAAATCAACAGTTCCAAACGTATAATCGGAACCCCCGTCAGTTACTTCAACGGAATCAATCTTACCGGCAGCATTAACTGCAACCGAACACTTGGCACCTTCTCCATCACCTTTAACTGGTACATTATTATAAGTTGTTGCAGTACCGTAACCAACACCTCTATTTGTAATGGTTATAATCTTCAGTTGACCACTTGTTGAAGCGTTATTTCTAACAGCAGCTACATCATTACTTGTTGACCAGTTTTGTGGAACTGGAATAAAACTTGTTGAGTCAAACTTAACAAGATCTGTTGGTTTGATTGTGTAAAGATATTTCCAAATGTATCCATCACCAGAACTACCTGCAGATCTTGGTTCTAAATCTGTAAAAAGAGGTTCATCCAGAGATGGTCTTCCATCAGGGTTTTCTGGATCAGTACCGTTCTGAAGACAAATATAAACTCTATAATCAGAGTTCACCACATAAAAGTTGGTATCGTATAAATTTGTCGAACTCGTCTGTGGAGAAAGATTTGATCTTGAATAGTCGTGTCGGTACATTTCATAAGTTGTACCTGATGTCCAGTCAAGTTTTCTTACCACTCTGACGGCATCTGAAGCATTGATTCTCTTCAATGCAATCATTGTATCCCAATAATCATTCTCTTCATCAAATGAATCTTTGGGAGATGGTGGATTCTCGTTCCAATCTGAATTGAATTCGGTTGCATTAGGTAAACCAATCCAAACATAATAACTATTGGTTGTTGAAGCTATACCTGCTACAAAACTTTCCGAATTCAGTATACGAAGTTGATCAGTTATAATAGCTGACATTTTGAAGGACTTTTTGTTTTATTTATGTTTAAATGTAGGCCTCTTTGAGATCTTTGGTTCTTACAATTACTGGTCCTGTGATGATACCAGTAACCCCGTCAGTGTTGATAGCAGTAAATGAACTAGCATCTGATTTTACAAAATCATACAGACGACCCCAAGAATATCTACCATAGAATACACTACTTCCTACACTTACTCCAGTTGTAGAACTTACACTCACAGTAACTCTGGTAAGTGTGGTGGTTCCAACTCCAACAGCATCACCAGTCACGTTAGTAACTGACATTACTTTGTAGATGTTGTCGATGAATGAAGTTCCAATACCAACTGTTGTAACACCTGAAGCGTCTCCATAAGCATTTAATCCAGAACCAGTGTTTGAATCAAAAACGACGAAGTAATAATTTGTTTGAATACCACTTGCAGTGATAGGAGTCGTCATTGTGTTGGAAGATCTCAAAGGTGAATCAAGTGGAATGAAGAGATCGAAAGTTAATCCAGTAGTCGCAATTCCAACTACTGAAGTTGTTCCAATACCAGTGATAATACCAAAGTCACCTTCGTACTTGATGTTTGTAAGTTTATCTGTAGTCTGAGCTTCTGCTTCAATCATTACGATTGGTGGATTTGTATTAGTATATCCAGCACCAGCGTTCACAATTGTTACTGAAGAAACCGTGCCAAGACCAGAGAGAACTGTTACACCTGTTGCATTGGTATTCATCGTAATACCAATTCCAGAATAAATCGTCCCAATACCTGCAGTAACACCGATTGAAACTGCAGGAGGAGTAGTGAATCCAGATCCTCCATCGGAGATGATAATGTTTGAAATAGTTCCACCAGCAGATACAAGAGCTGTGGCAGCAACACCTGTTTTTTCAGTTCTATCCAGAATAATTACACTTTGATTTACTTCTGCAATATCATCAATTTCATTAAAGAATGGAACTGCAGTGTCAACAAAAACTTCTGTGGATGCGACTGAGACGTTATTGATAATGTAAGAGACTGGTCGAATACCAGCTTCTAATTCTGGTCTATCTTTAGTGACATTGAGATTTCCAATAATTAAATCAGAAACTTGTTTCTTCCAGGTTACAGGTCTCTGTAAAGATCTGTCTGTAGTTATACCTACATCAATATATGTGTTGGTTGTGACAACATCGGCGGTTGTAATACCTGTAACGGTTCTTGAAAGTTCTTGATATTCTATATCTAATCCAACATCAGGATAATCATTAATTGTTAACTTATCACCTGGTTTTACAGTCTCCAAAATATCAACAGATGTAACATCATTATCTGAAGCACGGTAGAAATAAATTCTTAACTTATCTCCAAATTTTGGAGGTTCTGAGAACGTAATTTGTGATCCACCAATAAGAACATAACTTTCAAAAGGTATTTGAAGGATATCATTCAAGAATATCAGAAGATTATCTTCAACACGAATTGGAGAACCCTTAGCAGCTCTAAGTGTCAAGAGAGTTTCACTTGCACCTACAGTTTTTGTAAGATTGAAGGTTCTTCTTTCTCCGTCAAAGAGATCTTCAAATGTATTCAGTTTTTCAAGTTCTCCAAATGTCCATCCTGCAAAACTATCATTAAACGTTTCAGTTACCGTCAGTCTAAATGAAGTGAATGCAACCCCTACAGACGCATCTGTGGGGATGCCTGCTTGATTATCAGTTGCTAACTCTAAAACATCACCAACTTTATAATTGTATCCGTAATTCGTAATATCAAAACTAATGACACTCTTAGCAAAACCAACACGAACAGATACCGAAGCACCAACGCCTGTTGGGCTTCCAACCAGTCTCATATTTTCATAATTCAACGGTGCATCGAATTCGAGAGTTGGAGGATTTGTAGATGTAAATCCTGAACCTGGATTTGTGATAGTTACGGAAGTTACAAGACCTGCAGTGACATTTGCACGACCAATTGTCACAATACCAGAAGTTGAAATTGCCTTTACAAGAATGTTTGTTTGAACACCAACTCTATAACCAGAACCACTGTTTCCAATCGAAACAGATGTAATTGTTCCACCGAGAGAAACAATTGCAGTACCACCAGCAGCTACAAGAGGTTGATATCCAAAAGAACTTGTTTCTGCAACAGAAACGATGATTCCGCCTCTTGGAATAGAAGAAACGTTCACATCATAACTTACTGATACTCCAGCACCAGTGAAACGAATGGATGAAATACCTGCAGTTTCTGTTAGAATGTAATCATCTGGTGATTTTGGATTTTGGAAGATCTCATTAACCAGAATTACACCAGTATTTGTTGCAAAACCAGTTACATTTGATCCTTCAGATTTGAGAATAAATGAAGTTGCAATACCAGTAAATTGATCTTCTACTGTATCAAAGACGTAGTTGTTTGTGTAGGTATCTTCGGTACTTCCTGAAACACCAGTTCGAATGAATGCTCTAGCCGTGAATGTTGAAGTTGTAGTAAGTCCAACTGGACCTTTTTCACCCTTTGGAGCATCAACAAAGTTAATTGTATCTCTTACAATCTGATAGTTACCAACATACTTGGTGATAGTAGAACCAATTCCGTGATTTTCAAGAGCAGAATTGAGTTGTGCTCTCTTCACCAGTACAATATTAGATCCACCAATACCAACAGTATCAATCTTCATAAACTCATTATTAATTTTAATCACATCGCCTGAGAAGAATGATGAAATACCTGCCATAGTGATGAAGTCAGTACCAGTACTTACTGCGGTGCTGAGACCAGTATTAATTGGTGATTGAATCAATGGGCTTTGAATGTTATTATCCAAAGTCACCAACATTTTGGAATTGAGTTTTTGTGAAGTAAATGCGTGTGTCGTTCCAACTCCAACTGCAGTAATGTCAATAACATTAGGAACGTTTAAGAGAGCATCAGTTGCACTTGCTGCAACTTTAAACTTATTCTCTGCGATCTTAACAACATACAATGTTGATGGAAGTTTGTCAGTTGTACCAAAACCAACAATCGACGTGGTTCCGATACCAATACTCATTGTAGTTCCAGCACCAGTTGGGGTATATGTAATTTTTTCACCATTAGTAAAGAAGTGATTGTTAATTATGAAGAGATTATTGGTAACATCTACCACCGCTGGATTAGATGCATCAAATACCTTGTGGAATACTGAATCTCCTCTATGTTTTAAGTTAAACGAGAACGTAATGTCATTTTCCGTTCCAGTATAGAAACTATCTTCTGATTTAATTCTAGAATTAGTAAAGCTTACAATTCCAGTTGTTCCACCAGTTTCTGTCAGGTTATATTGTAAAACTTTTGTGGTGATGTTGGTATTTGATGGTGGAGTGAGTAACAGTTCAACATCAGGACCAGTCGCAGAGTAACCAACACCAATGGTTCCAATACCAGACCCACCAAAGTTGTTGAAACTTCCATATTCATTAAAGTAGATCTCTGTTCCATCGTGAATCATAGTTACTTGTGTAACTTCATATCTGTTATTTGTGGTATCATTGATTTCAATCAAACAATTTGCTGATTGATATACACTTGACGAAAAACCACTAATACGTGTAGCTTGTGGTGATGTTGTAGATCCGATTGATGTGGTTGTGGTTAAAATTTGAGACAATGCAATGGTTGTACTTCCGATACCAGTTGCTGAAGAGTCAATTGATGTTTGATGAATTCTCATCGTCACACCAACGCCAGCAACAGGAGTAAAGTAAACGCTTGTGATTCCAGCCTTTACATCTGCACCAAAAGTTCCAAGACCAACACTAGGAACACTAGTGGCCGAGATGTTGTCTGCAATAGTTTGACCATACTCCAACAGATAAGCTTCTGTTCCGTCTTGTAAGACAATCAATTCATTGATTTGACTTCTTTGTTCTCCTGTGGTCTCAGTTGTTTCAACAAATAATTTTGTAGTCGTGAATGAGGTTGTACCAAAACCAACCACTTGGAATGGAACAGGTGAAACTGAAGAACTTATTCCAGCAGAACTTGAAATAATTTTGTATCCAGTTCCAATTTCTGTTGATCCAATTCCAGACTTAGTATCAATGAAGGTTTGTTGTGATAAGATTCTGAGAGCGTAGTTATTCGCTTTAAATTTGGCAGGAACAAATCTGAGTAATCCTGTAGCGCCCGAAATTACAAAATCAAAGGTTCCAAGGTCAATTTGTGTCTCAACTCTTCCGAAAGGAACAATGTATGCATTTGACCCATTGTGAACTACGTTGACTTCAATGATTTCTTTTTCACCACTAAATCTTCTATCGAAAATAAGAATGTAAAACTTAGCACTTCTAATTTCGGTGATATCAAAGTTAGAAATCTCTGAATATGTTGTAGATCTTGGTTGATCATTAAACTGAGAACTTACACTATCAATAGAAATCGCTCTGTTTGTTCTAGATTCGATGTAATCTGTAAGAATTCTATTACCAAATTTAATTTCATCGGATGCAAGAACAGAATCGATCAACTTAGAATTTTCGGTAACGAGATCAAAGTCATACTTATTGAAAACTGACTCATTCTCACTTACCATATCAACCAGAGTGGATGTTACCTGTGAAGAAACACCGACTGCTGCGGTTCTACGATTTTTTGCATCAGTAGAAGCAATTGAAACGACTTGAAGATCAGAAAACTTCTTAAATCCTACAACGTGACTAAGTGAACTGACTGGATCTCTCCATTTTTCATATTCAATTGGGCTTTCAAGTGAATATGAGAACACTTGATAATAATCATTATCAGAAATCTTTTGAAGAGACTCACTTGGTTTACCAGTATCTCTTTGCCAACCATTTTTGACTGTTGAATTTGAATCAACTTCGAAGTATGAATCAAATTTAATAACTTCTCTAATTAATGCAATCGACTTAGAAGAAACACCATTGATTCTTTCATCTACTTTGAAAACATCGTTTGATGATATGACTTTAAGATACTTGTTTACTTCATTCCAAGAAACAACAGTTCCAAATTTATCACCAGTGCTTACAATTTCACCAACACTAAATTGATTGGGTTGAATTCTTACATTAAAGACTGGTAAATCTTCAAATGGAACAACTCTTCCAGAGGAAGAACTACCACTGAAAATACCTGGATTTGTTACAGTTGAATCTAACTTATAGGATACCGTTGCATTTCCGCCGCCAGGGTTTGTGTTTACACCAGTAATGGTAAAATATCCATAATCATAATCAGAGGAATTGTATCCACTTCCAGTCGAATCAATACCGATATTCTCTACAAAGATTTTTCTTCCGATGATGAAAGGATATGTTTGATTCGTAAACGTTCCTTCTAATGTAAGAGTAACGATGTTTGTTGCATTAACATAAGAAACGTTGGATACTTTTACTCCGTTTGAATTATTTGTGGTTATTACTCTTGGATTTGTATCATACAAATCATTCGTATTTCTAAGAATTTCTACTTTAGATACAGACGTGCCTTGCAGTTCTACATCAGTAATAACATTCTGATTGACTAATCCAGTAACTCTATCAATAACAACGACCTTTGGAGGTTCAACGTAATTCTTACCACCAGAAGTAATGCCAATATTTGAAATAGTTGACAGTCTATCAAGTTTAAGAATCTGTGGAAGTTGTACCGATGGTTGGAGAGTTCTATCTACTGGATAATCAAAACCAATGTTCTTAATCGTATAGTTTCTCAGAATACCAATATTGTCACTGACTAACTTAACAATTCCACCAACACCCTCTGTAGAGGCAATTGCAGTGACTACAGGAATCGTATCATATCCCTTTCCTTTTGAGATAATTTGTACTTTGTCAATTGGGCCAGATACTTGTTTGGCAATAGTAGAATATTTTAACGTTGTAGCTTCATTTACAGTGTAACTATCTTTTTCTGGTTCAATTGGAAGATTGAATGAGAATGTTGTACTACCAATTCCAGTTATATTAAATGTACCATTGTATGCACTATCAAAGACATTTAGACTAGAATAGTTGATGACATCCGTATCGATGACTGGTGTTTTCTTATCTTCAGAGATAACATCCAAATTGACTGGTGTTAACTTATAGAAAAGTTGTTGAGGAGTATTGTCTGTTAAGAGTAAGTCAACGCTTGCAGTTGTAGTTACTCCGACAGTTCCAACACCAACAACCTGGAATCCATTATCCTCAATATTGGAATAATAAGGTTTGATAAATGTCTGATCACGATAAATGTTGAAGTCGAATGAAGAAGTTCTCTTTCCAAGAACTGTTTGACCAAGAGAAGAATCTGATACTGCAAATCCAACTCGATAACCACGAATTAATTGCAGTTTTGGATTGATGAGACCAATTTCGTGACTAGAACCAGTCGATGTAATTCCAATAATTTCAGGAATAAACTTAGTTGCTTTGTAATATGTTTCTGCTAACTTAAATGAATCCTTATCTTTTCTGACAACAAAGTATGTTTGATTGTTGACAAGAGGAACAGCTGGATTGGTCGAAGTATATAAAATCTTATCACCAGTTTCATACTTATGGTTACTAATCGTAATCAATGACAAATCAGTATTAATACCTGCAGATCCAAAAGATCTTGGGCTGATAAGTGTTCTCTTCGAAGTCTCATTATACTTGACATAATATGTCGTACTGATACCAGGAGTCAGGCTGACTTGAATTCTGTCTTTTTGTAACAACCCGTGAGGTTCTTTACAAACAATGGTTCCAACAACCTTTTCAATAAATCCAGTTACTTCTAATTTTCTTGGTTCAAAACTATGAACCTTACCAGAACCATATCCAGTAAAGAATAAACGATATGCAGTAGATGCAATACCAACCACAGATCCTGTAGATCCAATGGCCACTGGATTTGTAGAAATACCTAAGAAGTCTTTACCAGCATTAATTGCATAAACAACGGAATTATTCGATAAAGTAAATGTGGAAATACCATTGTATACTTGAATTGAAGTATCGTCTCCATTTGAATACAACAGTTCTTGGCCAGTTACAAATCCGTGATCAGGAAGATATGCAGTTTGAGTTGGAATAAATCTAGAGGTACTTCCTCCACCAACAACTTTATACGAATATGTAATAGTAGATCCAATACCCACACCAGCTGTAGAACCTAAAGCTAAGGTTTCTGATGGATTGAAATAGTAAGGTACGTTTCTGTTTGTTATGAAGTTTGTACTAATGCCAATATTGAATTGAATAACTCTATTCAGAACAGTAATCAGAGATGTTCCAGAATGATCGGTTCCAATTACACCATCATATTCTCTCTTTACTCGAATCTTATTGTTTAACGTGTCGATATTCAGAACAAGCATTTGTTCTGTAGAGATACCAATAATATCATTAGGTTCAATGTTTAATCTTGTTAGGTTGCCACTAACAGAAAGATTGGTTACAATGCCAGTTGCACCTGTGGTTCCAATTCCAGTATTGAGAATCAGGAATGAAGTGTTAAAACCAATTCTATGTCTTCCACCAATTCTCTTCAGTGCATCAGTAGACAATCCAGAGACGTTGATAATATCACCAACGGCTAAACCGTGAGGTTGTGTAGCAAATCCAGTTACATTACCATTTCTATTGTTGTAATCAAATACAACATTATCTACTCTTACAATTGTTGATGCAATCGATACAATCTCTTTTCCTACCACACTAGAGACTTTTGCATCAAACCCAGTTCCACTACCACTTTGTTTTGTAAGTAACTTATCGTTTACTTTATAATCAGAACCAGGATTTTCAATCAAGTAAGATCTAATGTCACCAGGAGACGAATAATCAACTACACTCTCTTGGTCAACTAACTTTGTGCTGTCATAGATTCCATCATAAGTCGCACCAGCAAATCCTAATTTGTAAGGATAGGTGTTTCTTCTAAGAGTTGTAGCGTTTAAATCCGCATCTTGATTATTAGTTTCTACAAAGTTGTAATCATCAGGTTTTGCTGTAAACTTATCACCAATCAAATATGGGAACTGTGGAGCTCGATAGTTCTTAAAGGTTCCACTAGTTTGATTTGAGTTTGGATCAATAGTTGCAAAGTATGCATACGTACCAGTTGGATAATCTGGAGTAATGCAAAAACGACCATTGTTTCGATCAAGATCACCGTTTGCATTATACTCATAATCCTCAATGAAGAATCCGAGAGGGAAAAGATCAATCGGTGGGCCATCTGTTCTGGACGTTTTTAACGTATATCCAGATCTCATAATTCTTGATAATCCACCATCCTTTCTATCGTATCCATATGGGCCGTAAATTGGATTTCCATCATACGCCCAACCAATAATAGGTGAGTGTTTTCCAGATACTTGTTCTGAGTTATTAACCAATGTCAGATCATTCTGTGCATAATCAAAAGTTCCATCACTATTTTTCTGTTTGAGGATTCTTCTTAATTGTCTTGGAGCATAAAACGAAGTAAATTTGATTCCATTATCATTGTCACCTCTTGTCAAGAATCCATCATCTTCGGTGATAATATCTTCGTGTCTCTTAACATCATTAATATTCCAACTAGTAATCTTAGGTAAGAACTTAACACCAGAACCAGGAATATTTTCAGATACAACCACACTCGACGTTGTATATCCAACACCACCGTTTAAAACGGTTATCTTCGAAACTTGACCGTTACTGATTGATGCAATAACTTTTGCACCTACACCATCTCCAAAAATGGTGAGATCTGGAGGGGAACTATATTCTGTGCCAGGTTTTGTGACAATAACAGATTGAATCTTTCCACCATTAACAATCGCTTTGTATTCTGAAGATGATCCAGAAGAAACTCTAACCGTTGGTCGGATTGCAAAGTTGAAAATTGTAGAAGATCCGTAACCAATACCAGACTTCTCTACATTGATCGACGTAATACTTCCTCTTACAACTAGGTTTACTACAGCGTGGTAGTTTTCTGGTGATGCAGTATTAATGCCAATCGTGCCTTTTACATTTACTGTAATAGGTGGATAGTTAAAGATATGATCTCCAGAACCGAGAGATGTTAATCCAACATATTGTTGAGTTAAGTAATTTGCATTAGACAGAGTGGTTCCAATACCAGCCGCAGCTAATCTAAATCTGTCATTATCAACTCTTAACACATAATAGTCTTGAGTTGTTTGTAATCCTCCAATGGGAATACCAGAGTTTGTGTATCGAACGACTTCCCCATCACCAAAACCGTGATTTTGATATTCAATGTAATCTGAATATGTATTGATACCAGTTGAAGGAATTAATCGTCTCTTGTTTTCATATCCTTCACCTGGATTTTCAATAACAATTTGACCAATAACTTTTTTCTTTTCTAAACTTTCAAATCTTTGAATACCATCTGCAAAAGCTGTGATGTTGATCAGATTACTTTTTGTTAAAGCACTATCTCTATCATTTGCCAACT